GAACGAAGTGCGCGTTCGCTGGGGGTCAGACCTAAGTTTACAAGCTTGATAAACGCGTCAACGGTCTGCGCCAAATCATACGGCGTTTCCTGCGCAAATTGTTTCAGCGCGTTGAACGCGAAGGCGGCGTTTTCAGCCGATCCCGTCGCCGTCTTCAACTGCGCTTCCAAAACTTCAAACGTGCGCGCGGTCGTTACCAGCTTGTTGATACCCGACAGCGCGGTTTGAAAGCTGAAATACCCCGCCGCGATTCGCGCCAGCGGACCGAACATTTTTGCAAAGGAACTGTTCAGCCCGTCCGTTGCGCGTTCGGTGCGCTTGGCTTGAAACCCCAGTTCGCGAAGTCGCTTTTCAGCTTCTGACGCACTTTCACTTCTTACCTGAATTACTAATGTCGCGACTTCTTCCATTTATGATTTTGCTATAAGCACGGTCTGTTTGTATTAACAAAAGGGCTTCGTCGGCGGTTAGATTTTTATCGGTAAGTCGGGACCATGCTTCAAGTTCGCAGTAAGTTAATGGGTTGTGATTTTGGACTTCGCAATAATAACCCCAAACGTATTTCAGTTCGTCGGGGCATTCCGGTAACTCTGCAAGGGGCTTCGGCAAAACCCCTGTCTGTTTGTAAACTTTTAAAAGGTGCTCTTTTTCGCTGGCGTCGCCCTTCGATCCAAGCGGCGGCAAACTAAGCTTCAATTCCGCGCGTGCGAAATTTAAGAATGCTTGCCGCCGTTCTTGAAAAAAAGCGACCGCCTGGAAGCAAGTTCGTCAATGGAATCGGCGATTTGCGGCGCTTCGGACAGGAACGCTTTGACGTTTTCAGGCGTGCAAGGGTAGTCCGTGCCGTCTTCGTTCTTAAACGTCCAACTGACAACCAAAGCGGCCACAAGGTTAAGCTTTTCCGTCGTTATGGCGGCGTCGCGTTCGCCTTCGTCCTTCATGGCCGCAAGGTCAACAATGCGCCGGTTTGCGTCGGAACGCGCTTTGCGGAAGGCGTCGGAGTCGATACCCCTGATCCTGATTTTATGGTCAGTCAAAGACCCGTCAGGCCGATGCAAAGGAAGGTCAACGCCTTCGTTTGCGACCTGACGGGTAAAGAACTGGGAAGTTGCTTGGTTGTTGCTCATGGGAAGTTGCGGACCTTACGCGGCGGCGCGGATGCGCTCAATAATGATTTGCGTGCCGGTCACGGGGTCGTAAATCGCTTGGAACGGAATCGACAGGGTGATTGCGCCTTGTCCTTGCGTGTCGGGCTGTCCGCCGTTGTATTTGATTTTCGGATACGTGATGCGATACCCGTTGCCGACTTTATCGCCAAGCAGATACGCAAGGCTGGTATCTTCGCCGGCAATGAATTTGTCGATAAACGTCGAATCTTCAAAATACGCGGTCACTTGGCCGGTAAGGTTGGAACGGCCAATGCTGGGTTTGATCGTTTCATCGGCGCAGACCGTGAAACGGGGTTCAATGCCGTTTTCCAGCGTCGCCGTCAGTTCGGTAATGACGCACGTTGCGGCGTCCGTCTGGTAAATGGAACCGGTAAAGGAATCCATGACCGCAAGGGCGTTGGCGGCGGTGTAAGTGGTATCAGCGGGCGCGGTGCCGGCGGGGGCATTCATGCCTTGCCCGACCGTGCCAAAGTTCGCCATGACAAGGGCGTTGACGCCAACCGTCAAATTCAGGGTGTTCAGTTCAACACCCCGGAACAAATGGAAAGGCTTGGCTGCTTCCAACAGGTCCGAGAAATGGCGCAGGATCGAAAACGAACGACGGACAACGCCGGCTTTCAGCACGTCAACAAGGGTCGTAATCGTCACGGCGTCGCCAAGGGCTTCGTCGGCAAGGGTCAGGCCGCTGACGACGATTTTTGAAGCGGTGCGGCTGACGACACGCGCGACGCCGTTGTTGCCGGCGGTCGTAAAGCCGGCGACGCTGATTTTGTCGCCGACAGCCAACACGGGGAAGCCGGCGGCGGTGTCGTTGAAACTGTTGTCGGAATCTTCAACCGAAATCGTCGAAGCCGCGTAAGGTGCGTTTTTCGGCGTCCAGGTGCCGCACAAGACCGCTTCAAAGAACGGGTCATGCGAACCGTAAGAAAGTTCGGTGTTCACGTCGCCGCCGGTCTGTTTCGTGCCGTGCCGGAAATCGGAAATCTGACGGTCGGCGCGAAGCTCTTCCGACAGCATCGTTGATTTGGAAAGCCCCAGCGTCGTCCCGGTATGGCGGATCGCGCGGAAGTTGGGAGTTGCGGGGGTGACGCCGTAATCAGTTTCAAGGACTGAGTATAAGGCATGGCGGGCGGAATCGCTCATTGTAGTATTTGTTTAACGGGTTATATGCGAATAAAAGAAGACACTGACGCTGACGCGCCAGAAGCCATTTACAACAGCGCCGGGGGAACGTCCCGCCGACCTTATGACAACTTCCACGTCCGAATAAGCAAAGCGCGCGCCGGCTGTAAAGAGGGAACGTATTGCGTCCGCTTTGTCGTCAACGTCTTTCGTTCCTTTCCCGGTCGGATAATTCAAGTCGATTTGTATTAAACCGTTCACTTCATCCAAGCCCCCGGTTCCCAGTGTGGCAACGTCGGGCTGCGAAGGCAGGAAATGAACAGCCGACCATGCGGCGGCGGTCGGCGGGGTGAAGGCGACGTTTTCCCAGGCGACTTTATCAGGCGCAAAAAAAGCGCCGTCAGTGAAAGCCTTTACAAGCGCGGAACGAATTTGCGAAATGTTCATTTCTTAGTTTCGGCAACTTGTATTTTAATCAACCGCGCAAAGCGAACGATATTGCGCCGAACCATTCCTTGCGGGGCTTGCTTTGAATTTCCATTTTCAAGCCCGCCAATATAAGGAAGGTTGTTTGTAAGAAAAACGGGCGTGTCGCCGCTTGTCTTCTGAACTTCGGCGGTGATTTTGTTTAATACAGTCACGCCGCCTTTGTCCGTGTCTTCGTTTACCGTGCGGTCGGGCTGATCCTGCGAAATGTTCCAGTTTGCCCGCGCGCGCCCGGTGTCAACGGGGGTATCAAGCACAACCGCCCCCAGCAATTTAATCGTCACGCCTTTGCGCACGTTTTGGACACGCTGCGAAGCGGCCTTGCCGAAGCCTGCAACTTGTGCCGAAAAGCTCATACTTTCAGCAAACCGACTTTGTAAACAAGCGGAACGCCAGCCGGCGAAAGCGGGGTGTTGCCGACAACTTTAAATTCACCGTCAGGCAATGTTACAAGGTCTTCTTCGGTCGGGACGAACGTTGCGCCTTTGGCTGCAACCAACAGGTAACGCATTTTGCCGCGAATCAGAGCTTCAACAAGCGCGTTGTCGGCTGATCCTTGGCCGATGCTGTTTGCGGTCGTTTTGACGTTCAATACAACAGCCGTCAAAGTGCCGTCAGTATAAGTTACAACGTTTTGACCGGCGACAGGATCGAAGACGCCAGCGGGGCGCTTAATGGCCACAATGCCGCCGAATTCCGCAATCAGGTCAAGGGCGTCTTGCTGCGAAGATGCGTAATCAAACGTCGCCATTAAACGCGGCGGGTCCGAAGTGCAAAGCCCGCGCTGGTATTCAACAGGGGTTCAAGCATGGCTTCGGCCTTTTTGAATTGTGGCGTAACGGTCGCCGATCCGGTTCCGGTTTCGGCGTATTCGATTTCCAGCACGTCAACTTTCTTCCGCTTCACTTCCTGCCCGACGTAGGACGGTTGAAGGGTCGTTGCCGTCGCGTCAAATGCCAGTTGGCATTGCGCGTTTTTTAAAAGCGTCGGGATTTCGTCGTCTGAAAATTCCGTTGCGGAACTATACAAAAAGACCCCTTTGCGCGGCCAAGCCAAAGCGTTCGCGGCGTCAGTCTTTGACCCTTTGTAACGCGCTTGAAACGTTTCCAGGAAGTCGGCGGCGTTTACAAGGGCGGCTTCAACCGTCGCGTCAAGGGCGGGGAATACAAGGCCGCGCGCTGATCCGTAGGCGCGGGCTTCGGCGACTGTTGCAAAAGAATTCGCCCCGGCAATCCCGGAACCGTCTTCAATGATAAGCGGCATGGGACAGACGGGGCGAAGGGTTAGGCCGTGACGGTGATTGCGGCGGTGCTGGTAACGGTTTTGCCGACCGCATGGGTATAGGTCGCAGTGATGACAGCCGCGCCGGCTGCGATGCCGGTTACAAGGCCGTCGCCGCCAACCGTCGCTTTGGTTTCGTCCGAAGAAGACCAAACAACGGCGGCGTCGGCGGCTTTGTCGCTGATGGAAGGCAAACCGAAGTCGCCCTTGACGGCGGCGACGGCGGCAAGCTGTTGCGTTCCCAGCGGCGCGATACTGACGACGGCGGG